GTTTAACGTTAGGCTCATTCTTAATTTTTTCTAAATAAACACGCAGTTTATTTTGGTTCTTTATTGTTGTTACTTTACTCATAATTAGCAGCTGCTACAACCTTTGTCCCCTTGATAAAGTTCCTCGAAGCTTTTACCTGCGCAGCAATCAAAATCGCCTAACCAAATGCTCGTTGTGTAAGCATCATTCTCAGGGTGTATCGCATCAATGCCACTACCAGGATTAAGGTACTCAGGATAAAGTGTAGAATATTCTTTTAAGTATTTAATCATTCTTTGCTTGTAGAACTCCGCACGGGTCTTGTATCTATTAGCTACATCAATCATATCTTGCATCGAAGGGTTCTCGGTATTCTCTCCACCCTTTCTTAACAAGCCTTTGTTATAGAACTGATAAGACAAGCCCATCGGCAACTCACTAAGTACATAGTGTACTAAAGTATCTGCTATGTATTGGTCTAACAAGATAACCTCGTTGCCGTTCAAGTTGTTTGCCGTGATACCTGCTTGTAAACGACTATATAAGGCACTACCTAAAGCCGGTAGGATATACATATCCTGGGCGGTCTTAATCTCAGGCAGTACAAGTTTCTCGTCCACGTTTGCGTGTAAGCCAGAGCGGTCTTTAATATTCTGTACGCTTATGAATAATGTGTTTAAACTCATTTCTTATTTTCTTTTAACTATGTTTGACTTCCACTCGTGTCTGCAACTTGGCGATACTGTATTTGTTCCCGGCTTAGTGTACCAACCGCCTCGTCTGTCCCATACAGAATAACCAAGCCTTGCACTCATTGTCTCTATTTCGCTACGAGTATAAAACTTATTAGCAGTTACTAAGTACTTACAAAAAGGTCTGCTTGTATCTAAATCGCCATCATTAAAACCTGCTTTCCACTCGTAGCTATATCTAATTAATATCTGCGTAGTTTGTGGCTTCATAGCTTCAACAATCTCTCCGATAGGTGCAGTTAGTTGTCTTTCGATAATAACGTTGCTATCAATTCCTTTGCCTTGCTTTACATCGCTTGTCTTAATAAACCCCTTCTCAATTAACGCATCAATAACACGCTTTACCGCACCAATGTCTTCTTTTAAAGTGTCAGCTATTACCTCTGGAGTAATACGCTTGTCCTTAACAATCAAGTCCAAGATATTAGATTGTAATTGTGTTACATCTGCAAACATTTCAAAGTCCGCATCGTCGCTAAATCTTGTCTTGCTTTTAAATACTTCGTAAGCACTTCTATCTTCTCCAAACTCAAAGAAAACCTGAAAGTCTTGCTCACTAAATTGCTCGTCTTCTGCACCTAACCAAGTAAATATCTCTTCGTCTGTAAGCGCATAACCGCCTTTAAGCATTGAACTTGCTTGTTCTCTAGTTATCTTACCTTTGTTAAAGTCCCTAATTATGCGCTGCATATTTTGCCACTCACGACCTTTCAATCCTTTGATGTGTTCGTTAACACTTAAAGGACTTGCAGCCATTGGTTGCTCTGTTTCTGCAACTATTCCGTATTGTGTAGGGTCAATTCCTAACTTCTCTAATATCCACTCTTTTGGTGCTACTTGTAAAATAACATTCTCGCTAAAGTCGATACCAATAGGGTCAACTGGCTGCAGTTTTAGTTCTACTTGCACATCTGTATATTGCGCTAACATATTAAACACACCTTCAATCTGCATCTGCTTATAGCGTACATAGGTGTTGTTAAATATCTCGTAACTATCTCTAAGTTGTTGGCGGTTGCCTAATTGACCTGGAACTGCAATGCCGAATAAGTCAGGGCTTGTAATTTGGTGTCCGCTAAATATATTAGTTTGTATTAACTCATCTACACGACCAAAGTCCTCTTTAGTTAGATCACTTGCACCCAAATCGTCAACAATAGGCTTTCTTGTTGCATCGTTTACAAAAGCAAGTAAATACTTCTTGCCGTCTGCACCCGTATACATATTGTCAAACTGTCTGCTAACAAGTCGTTTCTCTTCAGGGCTTGGCTCTCCGTTTGGTAAAGTAATAAGTTTACTAGCAGAAAACCCTGTCTGAGCATTACCCAAAACGTGCTTACTTACTTCGACATCACTTTCAATGTAGTTAAGCGCACCAAAATAACCAGGAAGGCTATATACATTCATACCCGGTCTGTACTCCTTAACGTAAAGTATCTGCACACCTTGAGGGTTAGCAGGGTTAAACGCATTGTATATCTCAGCTTTTTCTTGGTTGCGTGTAGCCTTCCAATCCTCTTTATACCAGAACTGAGTGTTGTCTTTGTTAGTTCTAATCTTTGTGTAATCACAATGCCATAACTCAGCAACTTGTTCGCCCATTACAGACCAAATAACTTGAATATAAGCACCGCCAAATAGTTCTAAATCTAAAGCAACCTTTTTAGTAAGGTCGTTAAGGCTCTCTTCTCTATTTACTTTTTTAACTAAAGCCTCTTCTCCTGCCCAACCATTTCCGACAATGTAGTTAACCTTGCCACGAATGATTGCATTGTGCTTTGCTGATTTGTTAAATAGGTCTAATAGGTATTGCGGATAGTCATTGTTTTGACCATACTGCATATACCCTTCGCCTTTTTTCTCTTTATATTCCGGTTGCTTTGCTTCCGCAAATGTCAATACTTGTATTTCCATTATTGTCTTATTGTGAATGTGCTTGTTGTTTCGTATTCTGTGAATGAAATAGTTGTACCCTCAAGTTCCATAATGCCGCTTTCAAGCAGGTTTAAGCCCGTCGGGTCTGTGTTGGTAGTACTTGCTTGTTCGTAGATTGTGTAGGTGTATTGCCCGTTTAAAGCCGTATTAAAGAAGCTATTTACTACTATGCTAAACTCATTGTAACGTTCCTTGTAAGCACTTATATCCGTATTGTTAAGCCTTACGAATTTAATCTCCGTATTTGTTGATCTATTCTCAAATATGAATAGATAGTTCGGGCTTGTTAAAAGCTGCTTCTCAGTCAAGGTAAGTATAATATTTTCGGTTTGTCCCTTTGTAAGTCTTATCACAAGTATAAATATAATTAACTGCGAATGTTTGCAAAATAAAAAACCCCCACCTAATTAAAGGCGAGGGCATCTATATACAAAACCAAAACAACCTAAGTACCTGGTGTAGTAAGTGCTGCTGATACAGTAGAGTTTACTGAAGGAGCAAGGGCAGCTTCTGCACCTGTGAAGGTTAAAGTGTAACCACTTCTATCTCCAATAGCCGTACCTGTACCTGCGCTACCGCCTGTAAGGTCTAAGCCTCTTTGTTTGCCTAAGTACCAGAATGCGCCATTGTTATCTTTGGCTACTGCTACTAATGTGTTTTGAGCCAACAACAAGATTTCGTTTCTTGTGTTAGTTTGAAGTTTGTTTAATACTATGGTCAATTCAGGAGCATAAAAAATAGTTCCGTTTTCTACACTTGCATTAACATTCTCAACTAATTGAGAAGTGCCTTTTACAAGTTCGTATTTGAAAAACTTTTTACCAGATGCTTTTACAAGTGCGGTAATAACACCACTTGCTTCTGTTGTAGAAGTAACATCTGCTGCTGCTATGAAATAAACCTCAGTAATACCGCCTAAACTGTCTTTACAATCTAAGCTATAATTTTGAGTTAAAGCGCAAGGCATATTTTAAAAATTAATTAGTTTAAAAAATGGGTAGGTATATTTCAACCTACCCGATAAATTATGCAAGAATAAACTTCACTACTTCGTCAGGGAAAGCAATGTTTACACCCATCTTAAATTCAGATACAAAACGTACCTCATCAGCTTCTTTTGCGTAGAAGATTTCGAAACGCTCTTCTTCGTTCAATAAGTCAGTACCTAAGAACATATTAGATAAACGCATAGCGTAAACCTTATTAGTTCCGTTAAGACCTGCAACTGCAATAACTTTGATTGTAGTACCTGGTAAGATAAATTCGCTATCAGCTTTTACATCTACGTTATAAGTGAAGCTATTAGCATTCTTAAGAGCAATAGTGTAAGTTCTAAATAAATCTTGACCGCAGAAGATAGTCATATCGTCAGCAGCTACAACTTGTGCAGGGATTGCAGCGTAAACACCATCAAAGATAGAGATTACGTTAGCAGCAGTAATAGTAGATAAAGGCGCACCACCAATAAAAGTAGAAGCGTTTGCAGCAACAACACCTGTCGCAGCACCTATTAATTTTACAAGCCCGTCAAATTTATTTAGGTTAACATTGACAGAAGCAGAATCGCCAGTCCATAGCGCAGTTTCTAATTGAGCAGCGATAGTCTTAGCTTTCTTTTCGCTATACTCTTGCTCAAAAGGAATAGAATCATACATAGAGCCTGTTGGTAAAGCTTTTTGTAAATACTTCGATTCCAAATTTTTAACACATAAAGCTTCATTTAGCTTAATTTTTCCGATTGTGACCGTGCGCTGAGTGAAGGTCGTCGCGCCAGAAGCAGAGAACCCGCAAGCAGCACCATCTTGGAAGATAGCGTC